CGGGATGCGTACAAGAGGTTTGGCCGGGTTGAAGTCGTAGCGACCCGAAATCCGACCGTTGAGAGAGCTGATGATCCGGCACAGTGACAACACGATGTTGTAAGACCTTTGAGGAGCCTCCAACAGGATGCAGCCGCTGATGGTCCGATACGCCTCGTCTGTCTTGTCGTTGTACTGCCGGGCGGCCCGGTCGTCGATCTTGCGAAGCATCGACCACGCGATGCCGTGAGCCTGCGCGACCAAAGTCCGGGCCTGCGTATAACGGCGTTTGGTTTCGTGGCGGAACAAGCCGGAGGCCGTAAGTTCGGATTCAAGGTCGAGCATCGCGTAATTCAGACATCCGACCAGCGTCAGCATCCGCACCGCGAGCGGCACGTACCGCTCGTCTTCCGGCCGGGGGCCCCGCTCGATTAAGCGGGTATTCATCCATGCCGTATGTTTCATCAGCATTGCCTGACGGTAAGGTAGTTTGGTCATAATTTGACAACGATTGAGGTTCCGATTTGACGGCCTATCATTTTCCCGTATTCATTGTATATTTCACGCGGATAGATGCTTAAATCGGAGATATGTACTCCGTTATCTTTTTCGAACTGCATCAGCAAGCAGGATATTTGATCTTCAAGATGCTCCTTGGCATCTTTGACTTCAGATATCGTTTTAATTACAAGTTTCATGGTTAGCTCGGCAATTGGTTGGATCGAATAATAAGCGGAATTGAAACGGCGCACTGTGTATTTCGGATTTTGGGCTTGCGTAGAATCGCCTCCAGTTTGGGAATAAGAGACTGCAATTCCTCTACGGTCAATAGTCCGAACGGTTTGCCTGCGATACGTAAATCCATGCAGAATTCGTTGACCGGGGTAAATGAAGAATCAGTCGTATCGATACCGAGGCGTTGCATGCGTTTCAACACTGCCGAACGGGCTTTTCGTAGTCGTTCTTTGTGGTCTGCAATACTTTCTCCCATCATCTTACCCGACTGTAAGCACTCGCACATATCTTCGTACTCCGTCGGCATCATCTCCCGAAGCGATGAAGTACGACCATCCGTGAATTGCAATACCAAAGTTTCCTTGTACCGGTCGAGGTCGATGCCTTTCGCCTTGGCGATAGCATAGAACCGAGAGTAGCTACACTTTTTCTTTGTCATAATCTTCGAAAGTTTGTACGCTGAAAAATCCGAGTTTGGGCCGTACGTTCATAAAGACCGGCATTCGACGATGGAGGGCGATGCACAACTCGATGCGTGCACCCTCGCTCTTCTCGTAATCGTCCAACAAGTAGATGGCGTCACATCGAAGCAGCAACGAGATATCTTTGCCTATGTGCTCCGCCCAGTCGGCCTCCAGTGGAAGGCCGTTGTCGAACGGGCTGACCGGTTCGAACCCGAACCGCCGTATCTTCTCCGCCGCACTTCGAAATTTGGCGATCGCCTCCCGGACAGGCAGTCCGGTGATCTTTCCGCTGATGTAAATTTTCTTGATGTCCATATCGTTTTACATTTAAGGTTTATCCCCAGTATTTACGCGCACCTTCTTCGTAAATCGTACATTCGCCTGTCGGACCGATAAAACGGCCCTTACTGAAGGCTTTGTAACCTTCGACCCAGATTTTCAGCGAAGCGTCGTACATCACTTTGCTCGCAGCACGTCCGTCCGGACGTTTGCCGTCGGCATGGCTGACGAAAATCAGCAATTTGTTGCGATGCCGCTCCTTGAATGCGATGTATTCCTTGTAACTCATTTGGGTATATTGGAAAGAGTCGATGACAACGAAATCCCACGATCGGGGTTTCGACAGCCGTTCGTCCATTTCTTCGAAACTCATCGAATCGTTGTACTGAAAACGACTGCCGCATTCATCTGCCCGATAACGCCGAATAGCATCCTGTGTCGTTCCTCCCAGTCCCTCCTCCAACGGCAGATAAAGTACTTTGCCATGAGCGCACAGCGCCTTGCAAAAGGATACCACAGCCGAAGTCTTTCCGTTGCCGCTGTTACCCCAGAAGAACACCACACCCGTACGGTCGATTTCCCCCACGCAATCATCCCAGATGCCGCCCAAACGAATCGTGCGGCGTTTGATCGTCAGAACCTGTTTTGCAGATAGTGTCCGGCCCATTTGAATTGCTTTTGAACAAGACTATTTCTTGATTTCAGCGAGCTTTTTACTTTTGTGCACCGATTTCCGAACACGGCGCATGTCGTAATAGTCCCGCACTTGCTTCTTATCCCATGGATTTGCAGCTTTCGATACGACCGTGCGAGCATCTGCCAACACTTTGGAGATTGCTGCTTCGGCATTCAGCCCGTTTGCCAGACATACGGCCGTCACCTCATGGCTGGTTGCGGGAGTGAGGTCGATGAACCGGCGCCCGATACGTGAAAACATCTCGTCATAACCCTTTTTGTCGTACTCCAAGCCGATACTCATCCGCCGCTTGATGTATTCGGTCGATAGAAAGATGATTCCGCAGCGTCCTTCGAGCGCGTTGTAAATCGAAATGAAGTAGTAAAACACCGTATCCATCAACTTGTCGCCTTCGTCGAAGACGAGCAGCGGCCGGTCGAGCACACGCAATTCATCCGTTACGGCTTGGAGTTTCTCCCGCTGGCTCGTCTGGGCGAGTTTGAGCCCTATGACGCGGGCCATTTCACGAATAAAGTCCCCGCGACGCATGTCCTCCGAACACGAGATAACGAACACGTTTTCATGCTTGGCAGCATAATCGTGCGCGGTCGTCGTCTTGCCGATACCGGCATTTCCGACCACCCATGACACGTTTTGATTCGCTTGCGCATCCTCCAGCAAAAGAAATAATTCCCGGTAAGCCGTCGTTTCGCAGACAGTCCATTCCTCCGGATTCACAGGAGAAATTTGCGAGCGGATCCGCAGGAACATTTCGTCGCTGATGTTGTCGAATTTACCGTTCAGAATCGTACTAATCGTACCTGCACTGATACCGAGTGAATTCACCGCCTTGTTTTGGCTGGGATACTTGGATACATAGACCTGCAAACGGGCCTGAATATCCTTTTTCTCTTCGAGAGATAACTGTTTCATATTGGTTTGTAATTAAAAATTTACATTCGATTGAATATCGCCGTCGGATCGCAATCCAGATTGCTGACCGCCTTGGTATATTCGCCGACGGTCACCGGTTCGGAGTACTGCCCGGAGGGCACGACTACAACCGTATCGGCCAGGCGTTCGTACTCTTTTTCGCTGATGCCTTTGATCGCCGGTGTCCGCAGCCCGTGCTGTTCCGGTGCGACGCCGTGTTCCAGTTCCAACGCATGCGCCTCGATTTGACGGCGCACCCGCTCACGTTTGTTCGCTTCATCGTTGTAGCGAATCAGCTCCATATCGCTTTCCTGTTGTTCCTGAATATTGCGACGGACCGTGAGATAAGGATATGCTACGGTTTCGTAACGTAACCCCATCGGGGTCTGTTCGTAAAGCAATGCGCGATCCATGGACTTCGGATCGAAACGCACGAAGAATTCTCGGCCGGTATTCTCACTGCGCCATGCGTAATCGGGCGTACCATCGGAGGTCAATACCTCGTAAGTGTACTTGCGGTTTTGGTATTGGATCGTGATACCATCGGCTGTAAATATGCTCGGCCGCTCGGTTGTCAGCCAGAACAGATCGATCATATCCAATTCCGTTACGCGCTCCGTTGCAGGATTGACGCTCGTGCGGTACATCTCTTCGTGTGCAATCCCCGTCTGGTAGTGCTTCATCGCATTCCATTTGCTGCGGGCGACGGAGTAGGCCTCCAGCATCTCCTCGTAGGTGAACAATTTCTCCTTGTTCGCTTCGAGGAACTCCCGGTTGATCTTCCACGCCTCTTTCGAAGTGATGTTCCCGCCGGTGAAACGCCAATCCTCATGCAGTACCTGCTTTTGAAAGCGACCGAACACCGACTCGATACTTTTCGACGGAGCGTTATATGGTGCTGTCGGGCGATTGATGCGGCAGATATTCGCGAAGAACTTCTGAGCGATCTTGCTCCGCTGCCCGCCCTGATTGTCGGTAACGATTTCATACGGTTTGTGTCCGGCTGTTTCGATAGCCATACGGAATGCCCGAAACTGAGCGTCGAAATTCTCCGTATCGCTGACCGCATAGCCGAGCAAGGTTTCGCTGTAAGCGTCGATCACTTCGTACACCGATGCGGAACGCACCACCGTTTTGCCGTTCTCGACCGCCTTGTAGAAGAGGTTGAGCTTCGTTCCGTCACCGTACCACAGCGAATCGCGCATCGTCGGCATTTCGGTCTTGTTGCGGCGTGCATAGAGCTGTTTGGCCGCCAGTTCACCATAAACAGCGTCGTACCACAGCGGCTTGATCTCCGGCCGTTCGAGGTATTGCACCAGCGACGACTGCGAAGCGAGCCGTTTCCAACCGCGACGTTCGGCGATGCGGTTGAATTCTTCGAAGAGCTGCTTGGTCGTATAGACCGGGACGCGACAACGACGCAGGGCGACGATCTGACGTCCGGCCGCTTTGGTAATTTTCAGCGTGTTCGCATTGCAGAACTTGCCAGACACGAGGCAGGCATAGCCCTCTTTCGTATATTGGCGGAGCTTGTCGCGCAGACGAGCTTCACTCTTGGGCAGGGTGTGTCCGTAGGCTTTGCGCAACTCCTCGGCCGCAGCGAAGATGTTAGACCAGATGACCGGCGTATTGTTATTGCACGCACGACGCATCGCTTTTTGTGTCCCCCGCATTTCCCGAAGAGCATTCAGCACCCGCGCATTCAGCGTGTATTCTGTTTGTTTATCCTCCGGTAAATGTTCGCCGTTCGGCAACAGATATTCATGATAATACTTTTGTGCTTCGCTATCGACTGCAAGCGGCATATCTTCCTGTTTCATTATCTTTTCAGGATTACCGTATTTCGCTTCAAAACGCAGTCGGAACCGTTCAGGTAGCGAGTGGTACTCGATCAGAGCATACGACCCGAGTCCCTTGCCCGGACGTAGAACATTTACCCGGCCCCGCGTCACGAGATGATCGTAAGCACTACGACTCATTACCGCCTCGCCATCGTCCGACCGCGTCAGCTCGTGCATCGTTACTGCTATTATGTTTCCGAAATATTCCATCGCTTCGTTGTTCTCGATCCCGCGCCGGTATCGCTCCGGGCAACGCCTTCAGCGTTCGTGGGAAAATCGCTATATTTGTGTTGCCAACTACAAAATTTCAGCGATTATGTTACCTGCCGATCTATATATCCATTTCATTTGCCCGTCGGAACAACTGATGTTCCGTACTCGTGAATCGATGTCTCCTCAATTGCGCCAGTTAGACGTGAGATACAGAACTGATAAATCGTATCCTCCCGAATGTTACCGATTTGAACTTTCCATTCCTGCCGTGGAGGAGTACACGATGACCTTTCGGGTGTGGATTGATAAGCATGATCCCCGGATTGAGCAGATCCTGACGGCTGCACACAACGTTGTCGAAAGCGTTTCAACAGAGATACGTCTTGAAATAGAAAGGTGATCGTACCGTCGGCTTCGTTCCAGTCGGACTCTCCGAGACCGTATCCGCTGATCGATTCCAGTTCTTCGACCGCCGCATGCAATAGCTCATTCAGACGCTCTTCGTGACGGGAAATAGCCTCTCTTTGGTGTTTGGGTATCATAAGCCTACCTGTTTAATGAATCCGTGAGGCTTTGCGCCTCGAATACGATGTTTCCCCAGTCGCGAACCTTGACATCGGAGAACGTTTTTACGGCACGATTATCCCGACTGATGCTGGCTGTGCACGTCGCGTTGTCGAACTCCACTCGAACACCGTTCGAGAAGGTTTGAATGATCCGTTGTACGCCGCCGATATCATGTACGAAATCGATCTCGCAATTCGGCATGAAACCTTCCGTGACATCGAGCTTGATCATTACGCGTCCGCCATTTTGCACGGCCATGCGGCGAATCTTTTCTGCCAACTGGCTCTGGGTCTGGAAGGTCAAGGCCGACCACAGCGTTACACGGCTTACCCCCAACGCCCGACAGATGCGAGCTTTTTTAGAAGTCGATAATTCGATATATTTCATCATTCTCTTGGTTATGTTTGGTTCTACAAGTAGTCAGACAGTATCTCTTTGAAATGCCATCATCGGGATATCGCCGGGTTATTTTACTTCATTGATGCTCGGTCTCAAGGAACAACCGTAAGCCGTTACCAAAGCGTCGAACATGCGCTTCACGAAGGAAGCGGACGCTTCGAAAACAATTCCGGACTTCTCCGTATAACTGAATGCGATACCGCGTGTAATCAGGTAAAAACAGACCTTGTTCTTGTTGCTTTGCGTTTGCCACTTCTTCATTTCCTCTTTCATAGCCATAATTCAAAATTTTCACTATCTTTATAGCGCCTTAATATGTTAGGACGATGCAAATATAAACGAGATATTTCGACTATGCAAGAAAATAAGCAAGAAAAATCACCTATCAAGCGAAAAATATTGTTATTCCTTTCGGAAAATGGTATAAGTCAGTATGATTTTTACCGAAAAACGGGTATTACAAGGGGGATTTTGGGACAAAATAATGGTATTAGCGAGGATAATATGGCGAGATTTCTTGCTGCATATCCACAAGTATCGGTCGAATGGTTATTGACAGGACGAGGTTCAATGCTTCGAGATCAAGATATCCAACTTGCCACGCCTGTCGTAAAAGAACAATTCCATCTGCGAACGGATCACAAAGTAGGATTGCAAAGCATCCCCCTCTATGAATTGGATGCAACAGCCGGTTTAGTGGAACTGTTCAGCGATCAGGCCCGCCAAACACCCATTAGCCATATACAAATCCCCGATCTTCCGCCATGCGATGGAGCTCTTTACGTGCGAGGGGATTCGATGTATCCATTACTGAAAAGTGGAGACATAGTTCTATATAAAGAAATTGCAAATAATTCGTCTGGTATATTATGGGGCGAAATGTATCTTCTATCGTTCACACTTGACGGCGAGGACTATATTACTATCAAGTATATACAAAAAGCCGATGACGACCGTTTCGTCCGGCTCGTTAGCCATAACCCACACCATTCACCGAAAGACATCCCCGCCGACTCGATCCAAGCACTGGCATTGGTAAAGGCGAGTGTGAGATTCAACACGATGGGATAAAAGCGTGTCACGCGCACTTTTTCAAACAGCAAACAGCGGCAACTTGAGCAGTTGTTGCTGTTCTTTAGACGATTATACAAAAATAAGCGATTGAAATTTGTAAAAAGTGTGTCATTAAGGGGGTACATATACCGCCATTTTTCTGCATTTTTGCACGGTTTTGGTAGTTAAAGGTTAGTTTAGGTGCATCTCTTTTTCACGTTTTTGGCAGTCTTAATGGCTGTTTAACGTGGATATTT